TTTGGGAATATACGACCCACAAAACGAAACTACCCATGGTAAATGGATAGGTGATAGCGCTGAACAAAACGTTACGCCAAAGTTTTTTGCACAAAAAGAAGGAATACAAATTTATAATGCTATACAACAAAATACAGCTTTGTCGTTTCATGATAAAGATGATGGTACTGGAACTAATTGGATGAATAGTGGAAGTACTTATACTTCTAGTACTGAGGGAAAATCTTATAGTCCAGTATTTTTAAGAGTTAAATTAGATAATAATAATTCAGCTAATGGGTTTGATAATAGGTTTGGATTCTTAAGAGTTTGGGGTGGAGCAGTATCTCCTCTATATGTAGGAGGTGCATCTGGAAGTAAAATTGCATTAAAGACTGGTATATCTGGTACACCAGGAACTACAGTAGATACGTATTATGTGCCTTTAACATTACCAGGACCAGGAACAGATAGAGAGTTTAGAGTACAAGTATTAGATGAGAACTTTAACGTTATAGCAGATAGCGATATACAATATATGACTATTGCTGATAGTGGTTTATCAGCTCCACCTGACTATGATGAAGACCAACAAGAAAGGGAATACTAATGCCTAATTATGCAGTAATGAATCCAGGTAAGTATAGATTAGGAGTTCCTTTTAATTTTCCTCCTCTAGCTAACAAAAGATTAAGACAAGAATATCTTATTAAACAAATCAAGTGGAAAACGTCTGTTTTAATTGGACAAAGGTTGTACCTAGGAAATGTAAAATTAATTGATAAAGACAACAAAGAACGTATTTATAGCGATAGTGTGTTTAAGTCTAGGGCTGGTCAATTTGATACATTTACTATGGATAGAAGAATTGATGTAGCAGTAAACGATGGTGAAGAAATTATTAGACTAGCTACATACGCAGATAGATTATTACAATACAAACAAAACACTTTGTACATTATTAATGCTACAAAGAGTCAAGAGTTTTTAGAAGTAACACATAAACATAAAGGTGTATCTCATCATAATGCTGTATGTGAAACAGATTATGGAGTAGCTTGGTGTAATGAACATGGAGTGTATTTATACAATGGTAGACAAGTAGGTGACTTATTTGTAAAAGAAGGTGTACGTTTTATATCAGAATCTTTATGGAATAGTTTTTATGTAGATGGAGAAACGATGGTAGGTTTTTCTCCTAAATCAAAACAACTAATTATTATGAAATCATTTAAAAACGCTACAAGCAATAGTGGTGATATTTTAGTTTATGATATGATAACAAGTTCTTGGGTAAAAGGAACAGGTAGATTAAACGCTGAAGATAAAACAAATTTAGTAAATATGTGGGATGGTAGTTTAATATATGGATATGAAAATACAACTAATCAAACAACTATTGTTCCTTGGCAATCAAATCCTTCAGAAGCTATAAATAATTTTAATGTGCAATTAAAAGAGTTAAACTTTGGTACACAAGCAAAAAAGAAAGTAATTAAAGTAGAGTTAACTTATAAAGGTGCTAGTGGAGGTAACACAAATGTATTGCCTAAATATTCAGTAGACGGAGGTGGATATACTAATAATTTTGTAGATAGTTCTGGCGCTCAAATAACAAACATAGTAGGTAGTGCTAACTTTACAGTAATAGAATTATACACACAATCTAATGCAAATAATATTAAAACATTTAGTATGAAGTTTGAAGATGTAAGCGGTCAAGATGTATCAGCTGATTTTGAAATAAATGATATGTCAATAATATATAGACAAAAGAGTATTAAATAATGGAACAAGCTGAAAAAAAATTTAGTAAAACAATTTTTAGTAGCGCAGGTGGAAGTAGTGATAGAAGAAGAACAAATCATTATACACAAGCTAGACCTAAGTTTGTAGACGAAGTACCTACACAAGAATCAGGAGTAGAAGGAGATATAGTTTTTTATGAAAATCCTGGTAATTTTAATAAAGTAGAGCAATATCTTAAAAGAAGAGGTGAGTGGATTAATCTGTCTGATGGTAGACCATTAAACGATAGTCCTGTAGTACGTAAATTTGTAAAGGCGAAAGCTGGATAAAACAGTTGAAAGTTATGACTATAAGTAATATATTATATATAAAAACTAGGAAGCATTATGTCTGAAGGAATAAAATCAAGTTTAGAAAAATTAACCCTTAATAAAGGTCAATATAAAGGAATGGGTTATAATATTGCAGGTCAACAAGGTTTATTAAAACTTGGTATTGCTAATCTAAACATGAGAGAACAAGCTAGACAAAACTTTTTAGGATTTACTGGTGCATTTATTAATTATCTAGATAAACTCAATAACTACACTCAAGACAACAAAATTATAGAAGATGGTATAGCTCAAGCTGAAGTAAATCTTGGTCTTAAAGTAAACTATCAAAGAGTAGGTTTTGATGACGTTCTTAAAGGTGATGCAAAAATAAAAGATTTAGGTAAAGAAACTTTTTTATTTGGTAATAAAGAATTTTCAAGAGCACAATTAAAAGCATTAGGTAGAACTGTACAAGAAAATGAAATGGCTATAATGGCTGGTGAAGATGTTGACCCAGTTGATTTAAGTGGTTCTTCTGGATTTACATTTGCACAAGGAGAATCAGAAGTTATAGCTAATAGTTCACCAGACTCTTTAAGACTTGGTATAGCACTAAATGAACAAATAAATGAAGAAGCAGCAAAATATATTTATGAACAACAAGGTGGTATTAAACAATGGTCTACAGCTGCTAAGGTAGTAGAAAACTTATTAAATAAAGACCCTGATTTAGCAGTATATAGTGAAAATAATCAAAGAGTAAATTTAAAAGAAAGATTTACAACATTGCGTGATACTATAAATAATGATTTAAATAGTGACGTTGTTAAAAGAAAAGCAAATCAAGAGTTGCAACAAATTTATAGCCAGATAAGTCAAAAATATAGTTGGGATGAAATTAAAGGTGAAATAGCACAGGCTGAATCTGGTGATAATCCTTATGCTATAAATGTTAATGAAAAAGGTAGAGGTTTTGATATAGGTAAATATCAAATTAATAGTAGATATATAGTTGGTGGAGAAGGAAGTTATGAATTAAACGCAGATGGAACACCTTCACAAATGTTTGCAGATATAAAACAAATACTAGATAAAGGTTTAGTTGGTGTTGAAGTAGAACAAAAAAATTCTTATACAGGAAAAAAACCTGGATTTGATATGGGTGATGTATTTGGTAAAGATTCTATATTTAACAAAGAAGATGAAATAGATTATGGATTTGAAGATAAAAATATTTATGAAACATTATACGACAATAATTTAATAGATGAAAATTGGAATATGTATGATTATAACTTGGAGAACAAATAATGTCACCATATGAAATAGCAATGCTTGGTACACAAGCTGTAAGTTTATTAAGTGGTGCTAATAATATAGCAGCACAAAATAGAATGACTGTTGGTATGAATAATATATCATTAGGTTATTTACAAGACCAACTAGAACAATTACCTGAGATGACTCAGTTAGCTAAAGAAGCATCTAGAGATAAAATGCAAGATAGCATGGATATACTTGGTATGGGTGCTGGTATACAATGGGATAAAGTAAACATGAGTATGGATGCTATGATGGATAGCAATAAATTTGCTAACTATGGTCAATTAGATTCTAGATTAGATTTAATTACAAAACAACAACAAGATAAATTTCAATCACAAGTAGAGCAACTACGTAGAAGAAGCAACTTAGAAATAGCACAAGCTGAATCATTTCAAATAGCAGAAGAAGCAAGATTAGAAAACCAACGTAAATTATTAAAAAAACAAAATCAATATGCTAGAAGAAGAGATACAATGTTTGAAGCTCTATTCAGATAGGAGATATTATGGCAGTACAATATGCAAATATAATTAACTCTTTAAGTATGATGCTTGAGTCAAGAGCAAGAAGAGAACAAGCTGAAGAACAAGCTGCGTTACAAGGGCTAAGAATAGCACAACAAGACAAGCAGTTTCAACAAGAGTATGCTTTAAAGCAACAACAGTTTCAACAACAACAACAAGAATTTTTTATACAGCAAGGTGAATTACTTCGTGGACAAGCAGAAAAATATGCTATGGAAGAAGGTCTTGGATTAGCACAAGCTGAGTTTGCTCCGTTAGTAGAAGGTTATTTAGAAAAGAAAGATGATAAGTTTGAATTACGTGGTTTAAAAAATGATGGTAAAAGTGATTTTTCTAAAGAGTTGGTTAGACTATATGGAATGTCAAACGAAGATTCAATAGAACTTGTAAGTCAATTATCATCATTATATATGAATGAATCTCCTACTGTGCAAGTAATTGAAAGAACAGTTGATAATTGGGAAAGACTTACTAAAACTACGTTACAAAACGCACAAAATTTTAGATTGTACAGACAAAGATATAGAGAGTTAGGAGAAGAAATTAACGACATACAAACTGGAGACTATAAGTTTGATACTAACTATTCTATATTACCAGAAGGTCAAGACTTTATACCTAGTGAATCTGCTGAAGCAATTTTACCCTCAGCTAATTTAGCAACAAATGATGTTGTTAATGCTTTAAATAATGCACCAGGTAATAATCAAAAAGAAAAATTAACTTATGTTTTAGATGAAATGTATAGAAATGTTGATGGAGTAGATGCTACATGGAATGCTTATCAACAAAATTATGTAAAAGAAGATGATATAAAAAATCTATACGATTTGTCAAAAGCAAAAAAACATAACAAAAAATTAGTAAAAGATGAAATAGCGTTAAATATTAATCAAATGAAACTAATTGATGATAGACTAGAAAAACTTGAATTTGGTGGACCAGATAAACAAAGTAGAGAAGAATTATTAGCAACAAAAAAACTATATGAATATGCAAACGAATTAAATAATTTAGAGTTGCTAGAATTAAGTAATGAAATAGCAAATATAAGCCCTAGACTTACTGAAAAGAATGTAAAACAAACATTTGAACGAATAAGTATGTCTGGTTCATTTTAATTAACATATGCCAAAACTAATTGACAATAACAATCAAACCCTAGAACAGGGTCTACAAAGAAGACTAGACGAAAACTTGTCTGGTATAAATACATCTACATTACCATCATTATCTCAACAAATGAGAGCAATCAATCCTCAAATAGTAGAATCAGATAAAAATATGTTTGAACGTATTGGTACTGGTTTATTTGAATTTGGTAGTGAAGCTGCTGAAAGTCTTATAGACACAGCTTTATTTGGTGCACCAAGTGCATTTGGTCTTTATGAACCTGGAGAAGATGTAGATACTGTTGCTGAAAAAGTAGGACAAGCTGTTGGTGGTGCAGCAGGGTTTTTAGTTCCATTTGGAATAGTAAGAGGCGGATTAAATATGGTAGGTAGAGGTTTAGCTGGTGCTAAATCAGCTCCTAAGTTAGCAAAAACAATGGATGACCAAGCCAAAGAAGTATTTAAAAAATATAGTGATGATGTATTGTCTTTTGATAATGAACTTTCGGCATTTTATAAATCACCAATGAAAGGATTACAAGACCAAGTATTTGCTGGTACTACTAAAAAAATAGCTAACTTTGATAGAACATTTAAATCTATTAGAGATAAAGATGACTTTGTACAAAAAATTACAGATAATGCTGGTAAGTATTTAACTGAACAAGCAGATGAACTAGGGTTTAAACTAGCTAATAAAAGTAAACTACTAGATGAATTAGGTGAAGTAATATCTACAAATCTTGCAGCAGCTAATAACCAACCTATTAATGGTATGCAAACATATTTAGCTTCTAAGTTTGGTAGCGGTTTAAAGGGTTCATTTATGAGTCATGTAGTAGAAGAAGCATTATTGTTTGCTGGTGCTGAAAATTTAATGGTAGCTGTAGATGCAATGGCAGGAGATGCAACACTTGAAGACTTTGCAGGAACTTCTAAACACGCATTAATATTAGGTTCTATTTTAGGTGGTGTAAGATTTATACCAGGTGGAGTAGCAGGTGGTATAGGAGGCATAAAGAAAGGTCCTGAACGTATTGCTCGTATTATGGCTGGTAGTAGAAACTATACTAAAAGTTTAAATCCATCTATAGAATCAGCACAACAAGGTATACTTTCACAATATCAATACTTTACTGGTTTAACTGGTACAAATATTGTATCAGGTACCAATGTAAGAAAGTTATTAAATGATAAAGCATTAGACATATTAGACGATGTTCCTAAAGTAAACGCAGCTAGAAGAGCTAAGCTTCAAACACAAGATGTATCAAGAGAAACATTAGAAAGAATTGTAATGAGTCCTGAGTCTACACCTGAGCAAAAACAAGCAGCAGCTGAAATAATGCAAGATGGTTTGCAGTTCTTATCTTCTCATATTAATAGAGAATGGAGAGAAGGTATGTTAAGAACATGGGGAGCTGATATTGTAGGTAGTAGTCCTCGTATGTTAATTGGTGGTATTGCTATGTCTGGTGGACCAACAATGTTATTAAGCGAAGATGTGCCATTAGAAGATAAATTAATTGGATTTTTTATGGGTGCGTTTATTACTAAAGGTGGTAAAAAACTAGAATGGAGAAGTGGAGAAAAATATAATGAAGTTAATCAACTAGGTAAAGACCCTAAAACAATTGATAGTAGATTAATTGAACAAGAACACGCACTCAAAGCATTAGGTACTAGTATGGAGGGAAATCCTGCATATAAAATACTAATGGAAAAAGCATTTAAAGCTAATTCAGATGGTGGTCGTTTCTTAAACAATCAAGTACAACCAAAGACTGATGAGTTTGTAATTAAACTAGATAACCCAGAAGCATTTCAAGTACGTTCACAAACACCAATTACATCTACTAATGCGGTAGCAAGTAAGAGTGGATACAAACCAGTGTATGATGCATATATTGCATTAGGTGAATCTAAAACCTTGTTAACTGAAGGTAATAGATATAAAGACTGGAGTGAGTTAAGTAAAAAAGAAAAAGATAATTTTATTAAAAGAGTAGAACAAGAAGGAATTAGTACACCTGAGCAGATGATTGAATACTCTAGTGAAATTAAAACAGAAAGTTTTGCTGATATAGAAAGAGAATTAGCACAAACCTATGAACGTTTACAAGCAACTATAATAGGTAGAAGAGAGGTTCCTCAAATACAAGATATATCTATAGAAAATATATCAGGTAGAATAGATACTGAACTAGCTCAAGCTATAAAAGAATATAATGCATTGGGTACTATATTAAAAGGTTCAGGAAACTATGAGGTAAATCCAAGAGCGTTTGCTATTACAAGTAGTAAAGATGTACAACAATCATTTAAAGAAACTTATCAAAACTCTTTAGAAGGTTTTAACAAATATATGTCAGAACAACATAACGTACAAAATTCAGTAGAGTTTTCTGATAGTGTATTGCGTTCAGCTTTAGATTTAAATAGAATTAATATTAATGTTATAAAAGCAGCAGCAAATAAAAAAGGTGAAGGTATTTTAGATGTATTTAAAACTAATGTTGATTTTACAAATACATTTAGAATGTCTGAAAGAAACCCTGTTATAGCTGCAAAGATTCTAGTAAAAGGAAATAAAACACTAGAAAAGAAAATGAATGCTATTTTAGATGTAGTAAGCAAATTTGGCGATAGTTATGATACACTTTTTTCTAATGAAAGTGCATCTGTAAAAACAATAGATTCTAGACAAGCAAGAAATGTATTACAAATTTTGAAAGATAAAGGTATTATGGCTTTTGCTTCACCAGCTGATTATAGTATTGCTATGCCTATAAATGCTATGGGTAGATTAATTACGAGCAAGTATATCAGAAACTTATTGATTAATGGTACGGATAATACTGGTAGACTATTAACGCAAACAGATAGAAATACTATACAAGTAGGTATGGACCATGGTATTATTGGCTCTAATTTACAATATAGACCCGTTACAGAAGCAATGTTTAAAGTAGTTGAATCTGGTGTATTAAATAAAATTACTAAAGATAATAATTTTTCAGCTATTGAATCATTTGTTGGAGCAAGTAATGCAGAAACAGCAGTAATAAAACAAACACTACAAGAAGTAAAACAGGTAGTAGGAGATACTCCTGGCTCTATATTTAGATTTAATGAGATATTTGAAAATACTGTTAAGATGATTGATGATACATTTGGTAAGTATGTAAAAGGAGCAGATGGTAAAGGTGTTTTAAATAGAAGTTTAGAACTAACAAGTGGTGGTGATTTTATACAAGTCAATCAATTAGCACAACGTTTGAACTTAATTAAAAACAATATGATTACTGAAGATGTGAGATTATTTTTAAATGATATATATCAAGTAGATAGAGTAGAGTTTGCTGGTACAAAAAAAGCAATGAAATCATTAATGAATATGATGACATTTAGTAAAAATCCTATCAAGCTATATGAATCTGCAATCAAATATGATTTATATGATACACAAACAAGGTCTTGGAAAACAGATAAACTAAGTGAAACTCAGGTTGAAGCTCGTTTAAAAGAAATGAGAGACAACAAAATTATAGACTTTGTAGATACTGAAAAAGCAGTAAGTGAAATTAAAGAACAAGGTGAGTTTTTTCCTAAAGACTTTACAGAACAAAATAAAATTAAATTAGGAGAAGTACTTAATACTTATGCTTTACCTGTAAATAGTAAGTTTAGAGCAAATGATTTATTAGCAGAACAACCTTTAAAAAAGATACAAGAAGTATACAATACCCCTGAGTATAAAAACAATTTTAATAAATTTAGTGAAGATTTTGTAAATGATGTCGTAAAACAAAATCCTAAACTTAGTAGAGCAGAAATAGATGGAGTTAGAATGTCAATGAAATCATTCTATACTCAGTTAAAGAATAATACAGAAATAGAAATACTAGAGTTTAATGCTAATGCACCAGACAATAGTATGACTAGAACTGATATTAAAAATAGAACACCTATAGATGATGCATTACTAAAAGCTATGGGTGATGCACAACCATTTTTAAGACAAGTAAATAGTAATACTATTAATACTGAGGGACTACCTGGTCCTTTAATTGGTAAGTCTATGGAGTCATTTAGACAAAAAGCATTTGAGGGCGACTATACATTAAACACTTTTGAAAAAGTAGATTTAACAAAAGCAGGTAAAGATATATTAAATAATAGAGCTCCTGTAAACGCTGAACCTGGTATTATATATAGATTTGCTGATTCAGACACTGTTTATTTTATTAAAAAAAATCAAGATGTATTAAATAATATTGCAAATAGATATGCTGAAGTATTAAAAAAGTTTGACCCTAAAAATATAGATGCAAAATTAAAAGAAGTAGATATAGTTTTAAATGAAGGTAAATATGAATATACAATAGGTAGCGCTTGGCAAAGAGAAACACAAAAACTAACACAAATATTAGATGACATATTGCTATCTGATACTCTTGGTGGTGAAAATATAATTGGTACAGGTTTCAAAGACCAAGCAGGGATAGGGTTAATAAAAGGATTATTTAAGCGTGATAGTCTAATAAATAATAATAACGCATTACGTTTTGATAAACAACTTGTTCAGTTTAATATTGTTGAAGCAAATAAAATAAGATTTGAAAGTGATACATATAAAACAGAAGTTATAGAAAAATTACAGCAGTTTAGAGATGGTAAGTTAAAACAAGCTACAGTTGCTGATGAGTTACCAGGAGCAATAGATGATATAGTAAGTGTTAATAAAAAAATAAATGAATCTTACGATACTGAAATAGCACAAGCAAAAGACCCAGCAATAAAAAAACAATTAGAACAACAAAAAGCTCAATTTAATTTTCAGATACGAGAGCTAGGAATAGCAGATGCAAGTACTGTAAATGGAGTAACTATTGTTAATGATAAAACATTTAAGATGTTAGCATTCTTATCAGGAGAAACTAGCTCTAGTAGTATAGGTGGTATCAAACCTATTATGTATAATTTGGGTAATGGACCACAACTATTTATAAATAAAACAGCATTCTTAAAAAATAATAATTCAAAAGTAATGGAAATATTTGCTAAAAATCCTGATTTAGATTTTATTACATTTACAAGTGCTAGTAAAAAAATAACTAAAGAGAGAATGACACCAGAAGTTAGCATGAAAGAACTTACATCTGGTAAAGCAATAAAAGATTTAGTATCTATTGGTCCTGAAAATATTGCAATTATATCTACGAAGAAAAATAAAAAATTTGCATCTCTAGGTGCTAATAATAGTGTTCACTTATTAGATAGAGCTCAAAGAAACTCATATTACGATTATTATATTAGAGATATTAACGGGTTTGATAATAAAAGAGCATTTATACAATCACTCAAAAACCCAGCAAACTACGCTAAAATGATTGCAGAGTTCCAAAGACTTTCTACAGATAGAATAAATAATAAATTAAATAGTGATTTAGAAGTATTTGGTAATGATACATTAATGAAACTATTAGCAGATTCTGGTGCTATGCCTACAATCAAAACAAGAATGTGGGAAGATATGATTAAGCAACAATATCTTGATAAGATGTTTCAGTTAAAAGTAGATGGTAGTACAGGGGTATTAGCACCTGGTACATTCTTAGCAGATACAAAACTACAAAACACTATTATATTAGAAAACGGACAACACTATAAATTCGGCGAAATAGAATTGCCATACTCAGCACAATTTAAACCTATAGATAAAAACAATATTACTTTAGTTAATAAACTAAAAGGTGAAGCTGATAAAGTTATTGATGGTTCTTCTAAAAAAGGTAAAGAAATTATTCAAGATGCTGAAACACTAGGAGAAGCTGTTAAAAATGCTGAAAAAGAAGGATACCAAGTCTTATCATTTTTTGAAAGACAACCGCACACCAAACCTTCAAGCGTTATGCCTGTAGGTGTTAAAAGATTTAGAAGTAAAAATGAAGGAGACCAAATTGTATTGAATGATGCAGATTTAAAAAGAGCAGCAGAAGGAGACTTTGACATTGATTCTGGTAGTGCTATATGGAAAATGCCTCACAATGTTGCACAAGGATTTATAAAAACAAGAGGTCAAGTTTTAGATTCTATTCCTTTAGGTGTAGGTAGCAATCCTTCATTTAAAGATATAAACTTTAGAGATTTTGAATCTAGAGAAAGATATGTAGAAAGAAAATATAATGCACAATATGTAATGGGCTCAGCTATTAATGCTAATAGAATAGTTCAAAAAATATTAAGTGGTAGAAGTTCTAGAGATGGAGAGTTTTTTGATGGTAGAACTGAAAATAAAATTATTATAGCTAAAACAGGACAACAAAGATTTATAGGTGTTAGAGGGGATGTAAATAAAACATATCAACGTATAGCTGACCTAGTGCAATCAATACTAGATAAAGATAATGGATATGATTCTAACGTATTTAAAGATATTAATTCTTTATATGATGATATATTTTTTGGTATAGATGGTAATGGAATTCGTACAAATCAAGGACTATTCAAGCTATATAGATTTAGAGAAAAAGATAAAGCAGAAGGTCCTAAGTATGAAGAAATAGATGCAGAGTTTACCGCAACTGAAAGAGCTTTATTAAAAGAAAATATTATACAACCATATAGACAACTCTTAAAACTAAACAATAAATTATATGATAGTGGACAACAAAGAAAAGTATCTTTAAGAGATATTGCTACATACTCTAGCAACTTTGATACCCAACTATTTTTTGCAAGTAAAAATGCTGGTAAAAAATTACAAGACAAAAATATTGATAGTGTATTTGGTGGTTATACTAAATCATTAATGCTATATGGAGAGAATACAAACATTAGAAGTAGTATTATCTTTGATAGGTTAATAGCTGATATGTCACAAATTAAAAATTTATTATTAGAGCCTACAAAAGCAAACTCAGAAGGTGTACGTAGTGAAACTATAAGTAGTGCAGTAGAATTTATGGAAGCAAGTGCTGAAGGAGTAAATGCTCTTGTTAAAAAATTTAATACTGATGTACAAAAATATGATGCAGCTAAACAAATAGATGTAGAAATACGAAGAAAACAATCTTATATGAAAAAAATTAATAAGTTTGAAAGTCCTGAGTATTACGAAACATTATCAAATAGATTAGATAAATTAAAACAAGCTAGAGAAGGTTTAAAGAATGCTATTAATGTATCTAACTTAGATAAAAATATGTTTGGATTAGTAGAGCAACGTTATATTACTGAAGCGTTATCAAAAGAATATCGTAATAAAAAAGAATTAACTGAAGAACAAAAAAATGAAATAATTAAACAAGCTAAAGAAAAATTTAAAAAAGAAAAATTAGATATAGACTTTGTTGACAATGCAGACCTTGTAAATAATATTGCATTAAGTTATGCATTTAGTACTAGAGGTAATCAAGCATTAGCAAGTATGGGTATTAAAAGTACAGAGCTATCAAGAGATTTTGAAACAGAAATAAGAGAGCTAAAAGATTTTTATAATAAATCATGGAAAGATTACTTTGACTTAAACAATAAAGAAGTATTTCACCCTGACCAAATTAAACAAAATATGTATGAAAAAATTGATAAAGTAATAGATAGATACAATGATGTGTTACCTGAATTTATTCTTACAAAGATAATGACTCCTAGAGTAGACTTCACTAAGATTGTCAAATATCAAGATAAGTATTTTCCAAAACCAATAGATACTAATACAGAATCTTTTATTAACCTAGTAACTGGGTATGCATTACAAAGTCAAAGATTTAGTAAACAATTTACAGGTGATTTTGTAAGAGACTATGTTGGAGCATATAATCAAGTATACTTAAAGTTACATGGAATTAATTCTAAGTATAGCTCAGATGGTTTACCATTAGAGATTACTACAGGTGAAGTATATCAATTCCCACACTTATTACCTACTGGTCATACAAGAGATGCATTTAGTTTGTTTCAATCATTTAATCCTCAAGAAACATTAACTGGTAGATTATCAAGTGCTTCTAGATTAGATAGCTATCAAACATTCTTAGATGTGTTTGGAACAGCTACCGTAAAAGATGTATTAAGTGGTGGTAATTTAGCTCCTTCATATAGCATTACAAAAAATAGAATTGAAGCTATAGATGGTATGCATACTTTCCAAAACTCTTTAAAGAATGAAGCATTGTTTAATATTTTTAGTAGAAAGAGTGAAGATAGTTTAAAACAAATTATAAAAGGTACTGAAACAAATATTGACCCATACATAACAAAAGACTATTATGATGGCGGTACAAGAGATGTAAAAGAATTTATTTCTGATTTAGGTAAAACAACTAAGGAGGTTTGTTAATGGCAAGATGTACACCAGTAAGTAAAGATTTTGAAGCAAGACAAGAATCGCTAGAAAAGATTGGTCAAAAATTTGTAGACAATAATGTAGTAAAACAATTTGATAAAGGTACACAAACTTCTATGTTTAAAAAGTTACTATATCAAGTTACAGATATGGAGTATAGACTACCTAAAGTAGAAGAATTAAAACTATTAAATAGAATAGTAGATAGAGAGATAAAGCGTGTAGGTAAAGATAGAGGTAAATTAGCTGAACTATTATATCTACCAAATGAAATATATGCAGATATACCATTTTTAAAGACTTGGTTTAAAGATGTGCAAAGGTCAGACTTAACTCTTAAAGGTAATACACAACAGTTTAATAATGGTTTAAATCAAATTATTGGCTTTCTAAAAACAGCAGCTACTAATCAAGGATACAAACAATCTTTCTTTGAAAAAGTGGGATTAGATTCTAAAAGATTACAACGTGAGCTTACAAACAAATACAAAAAATATAACAAGCTACAACAAGAAGGTAAGAAAGAAGATGCTCAAAGATATTATGAAACTGAGATACAAGAGTTTGTAACTAAAGGAGAAGGTAAAGTTCTGCAATTATTTCATGAATTAGCATCTATGCCTGCACCTGAATATAGATTAAAAGTAAATCAGCAAAAATATGCAGATGTTGTACGTGCTGTTCAAGTTTGGAGAGGTGAATCTGGTGTAGAAGGATTACAAGCAAAAGGTAGAAAAATTTTACTTCAAGGATTAACTAATTTTAGAGACGTATTAAATAGAAGAAAAGAAGAATATAGTTCTAAACTAGATAACTTTGATGCAGCCTTTAATCAAATTGAGGGATTAATAAAAAGATTCAAATCAGGTGAGTTGCAAAAAGATGGATACTTTCCTGTATTAACTTTTGACATTTTACCTACATTATCCAAAGCAAGTTCAAAGATATATAATAAATCTGACATAAAACAAAATCAAGAGGGTATAGATTTAATAGCAAAAGTAGGTGATTTGTTAGACTCAAATATATATATGAATAAAAATATGCGTGAACAAGGTAGAGTAGATAGTCATATTGATTACAATGTTATACCGCTCATTCATTCATACGGAAATAGTGTATCAAGATTTAACTATAGCATATACAATGCTTCTAAATTTATTGATGCAATGCACAAAATGTCTGACTTAATGCAAAAGAATAACAATAAACAATTAGATAAAAAACTTAGATTTCTTAAAAATTATATGTCTGATACTTATAGTATTATAGATGGTTCTAAATTTGCAGAAAAACCTATGATGACTGATGTAGCTAGAGCTATTACATCTTACGAGTTTGCTTCTAAGTTAGGATTAAATATTAGAGGTGCAGCTAGAAATGCTACACAAAGTTTATTTAATTGGGTTTACTTTGGTAATAAAGGTATTAGTGAATATAGAAATGCTTTAGGTAATGCAGATATGCGTGTACGTATTGAAAAAGGATTAAAAAACAATGGTATTTTATTTCCTGAAATTGCAGAGGTTTATGGTTCTAGATTAACTAAGACTGAATATGATGCTAAAACAGGTACATATAGAGAAGTAGTTGACCTATCTATGTCTGATAATATTTTAAGTAAAATGGAAAGTATAGCTGAGACATTAGGTAAACCTATGAGTTGGGTTGAGAATAGAGTAAATAGAAGACTTACATTTGGTATAGCATATGCAAAAGCGTTTAATGTAGATGCTAATAACGCTAGACTAATGAGAAAATTATTTCAAAATAAATATACAAGAAAAAATGGTCTTGAAAAATATAAAGAATTAGAAAAAGAAAGTGCTAGATATGAAAAAGAGTATAATGAATTTTTAGAAAAAAGAGCTGAGAATTATGCAAATGATATGACCAACAACATACATTTTGATTATTCTATGCCTGGTAAATCTAAAATATTAACTACTCCAATTGGTTCTGTATTAGGACAGTTTCAGCACTATGGTATTAACTTTTTTAATCTACAAAGAAAAATTGTAAGAGATGGTTCAGATGCAGTATTTACTGGTCAGTGGTCTAACCCAGCTGCATATAGAATGTATAGGTTAGGTCTTATGTATACAGTATTAAATGGTATGTTAGCGCCAATGTTAAATATTAATACTGGTAATCTTGTACAAAATGATACGTATGAAAGACTAAGTAGCTATTATAAATCACTAGACGA